AATACGAGGACCAACTTAAAAAATTTGCCGGCACCAGGCAGGTAATGGAGGAACTCGAGATGGCCAGGATCAACCTGGCCAAGTTCAGGCACGAACTTCAGATGATCAAGGAATTCGGCGGCACCCGGGAAGCGGCCGAACTGCTCGAGCGACGGATCACCGAGCAAGAGGAACTGATCGTCGTCTACGAACGGATGCTTCAAAAATCGGTCCAGGCATATGAAGCCGCCGAAGCACAAAAAACCGCCGCGGCCAAACAGGCCGAGCAAGACCGGATGACCATTTTTGAGCGGGCCATGAAGATCAGGACCGACCGGCTCAAGGATGAACTGCGGGTGCGGGAACGAAATATCTCGATGTCGCAGGCACGGTTCGAGGACAGTATTATCGAAGCCGCCGACAACATCGAGATGGCCATGGAGGACGCCTTCGCTGAGATGATCCTGGACGCCGAGAATTTCCGGGACGTTTTCATCGGATTTTTACGCGAGATCGAACGCGAAATTGTGAGGATTTTCGCCAGGCGGCTGGCCGGCCAGATCATGGACGCGGCCACAAGCGGCGAAGGATTTTTCGGCGGCCTCATCGGGTCCATCGCCGGCCATATCTTCGGCGGCGGCGGCAAGGCACAGCCAGCCGACACCGGCACGCCGGCCGAGGTCAAGCACGCCGGCGGGCTGGTCGGCACCGGGCCGTTCAGGATGATGCCGGCGGCGATGTTCGCCCGGGCCCCGCGGCTGCACGCAGGCCTGGCCCCCGACGAGTTCCCCGCGGTCCTGCAGCGGGGTGAAACAGTGATCCCGAAAGAGACCACCGTGGTGCCCGATGTCGAGGTCAATGTGATCAACGAGACCGGCCGGCCCATGACAGCAGCCAAGCAGGACGTTCGGATCGACGGCCAGCGGCTGATCACCGATGTGGTCCTCAAGGACATCGAGCAATTTGGCCCCATGAGACAGGCGATTCAAACGATTAAATAACGAGGCAGAACCATGGCAAATTTTCCGACACTGACCCAGGGGCCGAACATCGAAGAATACACCGAGGAACAAGCCTTCGACCCGGTGATCCGAAGCGAATTTGAAAGCGGTGCCCACCTGACCAGGCCGCGGTTTTCAGCCACCAAGAAAAAGTGGCATATCATCTACGACAACCTGACGGCAGCCGACAAGTCGTCCCTGGACACCTTCCAGGGAACCACCGTCGCATACGCCGACAGTTTCACCTGGGCAAACACCGAGGACGGCAGCAACTACACGGTCGTGTTCGGAAGCCCGATCAAATACAAACTCAATCCGGTTAGCCCAGGGGCCCCGAAAAAAACCTGGAAGGCGGAGTTTGATTTAATCGAAGCATGAAATCCCTGCCGGCAAACATAATCCTCGAGAAGAATAAACTGCACACGCCATATCCATGGATCGTGCTGATCGAAATCACCCTTACCGACGACACGGTCCTGCGATACGCCAAGAATACCGCGAACGTCACCTTCGGCGGCAACGTCTATACCGCGATGAACTTCGACATCGAGCCGACACAGCAAACAAGCAAGGGCGAGATACCGACGGTCACCCTACGGGTCTCGAACATCACCAGGCTGCTGCAACCATACCTCGAGGACCTCGACGGCGGGATCGGCAGCACCGTCAAGGTCACTGTGGTAAACACCAATCTGCTGGCTGAAAGTTACAGCGAACTCGAGATGACCTTCGACGTACTGGCCTGCAACGCCACGGCCAGGTGGGCCTCTTTTATTTTGGGATCGCCGAGCCCACTGCGGCAGCGGTTCCCCCTGTACCGGTTCATCGCCGAGCACTGCCGGTGGCAGTTCGAGGGGGCCGAGTGTGGCTACGTCGGCGCCGAGTCATCCTGCGACCGAACCTACGCCGACTGCGTCACCCGGGAAAACACTGAGCACTTCGGTGGTTTTATGGGCATGAAAAGCGGGGGCATTGAAATTGCATGATGCCACCATAACATACGAAGACCTGCTCGGGGCGACATTCAAACTCGGTGCCCGGGGGCCGACCGAATTCGACTGTTGGGGCCTGTGCCTCGAGATAGGCTACCGGGCAGGGATCAATTACCCTGCGGATTTTACGCCAGCCGATACCCGGGACCAGGACCAGTCGATACGCCGGCATGCCGATACGGATTTTGAGCGGATCGACAAGCCAGAACCATGGTGCATAGTGACCTTCATGATCACGCCGCCGTTCGTGGACCACTGCGGGATCGTGCTGGCCGACTGCAAGCACTTCCTGCATATCCTCAAGCAGCACCGGGCAGCGGTCACCAGGCTGGACAACCGGGTGATGGCCAAGCGGATCGAGGGCTTCTACCGGCTCAAGAACCATGCAGATCATTAAGATCACAAACCCATTCCAGCGGCACCGCCGGCAGATCGAGACGATCCCCGACGCCGGTGGCAAGACCGTCGCCGACCTGGTCGCCGAGCATATCCTGCCGGACCTGGCCGCCAAGTACGGCTACAACCAGGACCTGGCCGCCGCCAGGCAGAACATCGTCGCCAGCGTAAACGGCCTGATCGTCCCAGGCACACACTGGGAAATCTTCAAGCCGAAAGCCGGGGACCAGATGGTCTTCATGCCCCTGGTCGCCAAGGGCGACAGCGAGAAGCAAATCCTGGGCGTCGTGGCCATGATAGCGGTCGCGGTCGCAGCAGGACCCCTGGGCAACGCCCTGGCCAAGGGCTTCGGCTTCGCCGCCGGAGGGCTGATGTCCAGCGTTTTCAGTGCCGGGATCATGCTGGCCGGCGGACTGATGATCAACAGCCTCATGCCCCACCCGAAACCCGAGACGCCAGCCTTCGACGACAGCGAACTGTCGCAAACCTACGGGTGGAACCCGCTTACCATGCAGCGGCAGGGAATGCCGGTGCCGCGGTTCTACGGACGCAACCGCCTCTACGGCAACGTGATCGCAACGCACGCCGAGCCGACCGGGGACGAGACAAACCTGCAACGGCTGTTTGCGTTGTTCGGACTGTGCATAGGACCGGTCAAGGGCGTCCGCAATCCCCCGAACCTGCAGCAGATCAGCACCGGCACGGTGGGGATTTACTGCTGCGCCTGTGACGGCGTCGTTTGGGCGGACACCGGCAACCTGGTCGTCGACGAGGTCGGCGGCGGCAACCTGCTGACCGAGCAATTCACGGCGGTCGACAATTTCGCCAACTGGACCAAGGTCGACCACGGCGATATCGGCTCGTCGACCTGGGCAGCCCAGAATAGGGCCAAGCAAACCGGCATGATCTACAAGGCCGGCTGGCACGAGGACACCGCTCCACTGTCGGGCACCCACTACGACTACGACAACGGCGACGCCTGGACCGACATCGTGCTCACCTGCAATATCGATCCGGTACAAGATGGGGGTGTGGGTTTCCTATTCAGGTATCAGGACGCGGACAACCATTACCGATTTGAGTGGGTCAACCGCGGAACCAGCGGTTACCGGCGGCTGATCAAGACCTACAACGGCAACAACTACGTCCTGGCCAGGGACGAGGTCAACTACTACAACGGCCGGGAATACGAGGTCGAGATCACCGCCGACGGATCGCATATCACCGTCAAGATCGACGGAGCGGAGATCTTCGACGTCGACGACAGCAACGACCCGGACATCTGGATCAACGACCAGCGGATCATGAATTTTGACGACGTGTCCTGGGAACAACGGTACGGATACAACCGCCAGGACGCGATCAGTTTCATGCAGGACACCAAGTTCGAGACCAGGCCCCTGATGAAGGTGGTCAACGGAAGCCCCTATACCTACGAGACTATATACGACGATTTTGACGGCCTTGAGATCGACATAGCATTCCCGAACGGCCTCTACGACGGCACCGGCTCGCCCCTAAGCAACCACACCGTCGAGGTCAAGGTCGAGATCAAGAAGGCCTCGGACCCGGAAGCCAACTACCTCGAGATCACGCAGTCGACCGAGAACATCACCGACGACACGACTGATATGGTGCTGCGTACATACGACAGTGTCCGGCGGACCATCACGAACATCACCAAGGCAAACCCGGGCGTAGTCACGGCAGCAAGCCATGGATACCGCAACGGAGACAGCATAAAGATCACTGACGTGGTCGGCATGGACGAGGTCGACGACCGGACGTTTACGATTGCCAACGTCGCAACTAACACCTTCGAGATCGAGGACACCAGCGGGCACACGGCCTATACCAGCGGCGGGATCGCCCACAAGATGCTCACCGACGTGGTCGAATACGGCAACAAATACAACGTCAAGGTAACGAAAGAAACGGCCGAAAAAAACAGCGTCCTGTGGGGTGACGACCTGTACCTCTACGCGGTCCGCCAGGTGATCGACGCGGCCTTCGAATACCCGCGCACGGCCCTGATGGGAATAAGGGCCCTCTCGACGGACCAACTGTCGGGGTCGATCCGATTTAGTTGCGTGATCGACTGCCTATACGTCCGCGTCTACGACGACGCGGCCAGCGAGTGGAACGTAGAATACAGCCGCAATCCGGCCTGGGTCCTATACGACATCCTCACGCAGCCGGTGTTCAGCGGCGACGCAACCTACCGGACCAAACTGCTGTGCCATTTCAACGGTGCCGACGCGGCAGTCGCCACCGACGACGACAGTTCATACGCGCACATGATCACCTTCTACGGCACGGCACAACTGGACACCGCCTGGAAAAAGTTCGGCACGGCC